TTTCACCCTCGAAATACTCCGATGCTTTCTGTAATGCAGCAGTTCTTGCCTTTTTTGTTTTCAACTGCTCCACAACCTTGTCCACATCAAAAGCTGTTTTACTTTCTTCTACTGATAAAATCCATGCACATTTATCCATGTGATCAACACATCTGTTTTTGCCACAGTTTTCTTCACAAAATCGTTCTTTCAATTCTTCTGCATCTATTAATCTACCCATTCAATTCCCACCGCCTTTCACAATTTCAACTGCTTCATTCAGACATTGAGCTGTATACCAATCGTCACCCGATTCTGAAACTTTATTTTCGATTAACATTTCCAACCGTTGAACAACTTCATCTACATCAAAAACTGTTGGTTGTCTATTAATACAGTCAATAAACTCTTTTTGGTCGGAACTAATACTATTTCCAATTTCCCAGATTTTAATATATTCAATTAAATCGTCTGCATCAATCAGTCTGCTCATATTCTATTCTCCTAACTGTTTTAAAATTTCTTTTGCAATTTTATTACTTTCCTGCATGGAAACTCCCCATCCATTATATTTTCTGTGGCATTCATCACAGTTCCATTCACCATTATCACTTTCTTTAATTTCGCTATTGAATCTGCAATTATCGCAATACATATGATCGAGAGTGCCGTAAATGATGCTTGCAATATCGTCTTGTTTGCTATTAGCATCGTCTACGTGTTTCTGCTTAGTTAAATATTCAAACGCTCTCAGCTCATTTTTCCCGACCCATTTAATCCATGCACCGCAATCCCCGCAATACAATCCCGTATTATTCCCAACTTTCTTGACAAAAAGGTTTTTACTATTGCACTTTGGACATTTATATTCTTTCATTTATTTTTCCTCCCATACTCCCAACAGCCGCATCCTCTCATACAGTACAGCGACGGTCTTGCGCCTGTATCCGTAGAAGTCTTTCGGGTTCATCGGGATATATCTTTCTTTGCTGATTTTCCTGTAGCTTTTCCGGTGTAGGATATTCTCAATAACCATATCCGCTATCACCGTGTTCTTCGGGCAAGCTGACAATGCAGCACTGGAAAGCAGGTATCCGTACTCTGCCGGGAAGTCTTTCAGCATCGTATTCAGTTTTTCTATGTCTTCTGCCGGAATACCGTAGTCTTTCAGCTTCTTATTCCTTGTCAGCATACCGTTCTCCTTTCTAATCGTCCGGGTGGTGTTTGTCGTACATGATTGCCACGCACACAAGACCAGTTACTCCGACTATGATTCCAAGGGTGAATCCTAATATGAATGTGATCATGATTTTTCCTCCTCACGCATTATTTCCTTTACACATTCTCTACAGTAACAACCTTCAAGTCCTTCTATTCTGTATAGGAAACACATCCATTCTCTGTTCCAGATTCCCTTGTCATTGCATCTCTTACAGGTTCCTTGCCCCTTACCTTGGCATTGTGTTATTTTTACCATGTTCAGCCCTCCTTATACGGTGCTGGAAGTGGTTGCCATGCTGTGACTTTCCAATATGACCTAGCACCAGTTAGCTCCCAGCGTTTCAACTTGCTTTGAAATTTCGCATAGGTTGAACGATATATTCTTCCGTCCATGCAAGTCACTTGATACGTGCCGCTTGCTTCCGGCAATCCCTTACTGACAGGAATCCAGCCGTTTTCTTTCTCGTTATCCATATTTTCGATATAATCCATGATTTTAAGCCCGAACTCATATGTAGTTCCCTCGAAAGGTCTTCCGTAAGGATTTATTGTCCTTTTTATGTAATCATATATTTTACGTTTATCACTCATGCTTCCACCTCTACAAAATGCTTTTCTAACGTTTCTTTCGATATTTCAATCCATCTGTTAACGTTCGCTCCGTCAAGATGAATTTCTCCATCGATAATATTTTCATTTCCTACTTCGTAAACTTCGCCTACCTTAATTTCCATGTATCCGTCAACGTAAAATCCATCACCATCGTATGTATCTAACGTGAACGCTTTCACGCATTTATACTTCACACTTCCACCTCCTCATAAGTTTCTCTGAATATATCTGGCTTACACGGATAAAATTCACCGTGAACACCTCTGATAATATAATCACCAATGTTTGCAAGATGTTCGCCCTCAAGTGTCTTAATAACCAGACCGCCCGGAACCTTCCATTTGTCGATATAGAAGTTATCGGATACAATCGGAAAATCAGATGTCATATACTCCTCTGGACAATTGCCATTTGTCAGAAAATCAAATATTTCTTGCTTATTTGTACCAGTCCACTGTACTGCATCAATTACAACTGGTTTCTTTCTGTATTTCATACTTCCACCTCCGAATCTTCTGGCATCTGAAACAGGATTGATTTTCTTATCTCATTTCCATAGCCTTTTAATACAGCAATTCCATGCGCCACACTTTCTTTTGTATCATAGCTTCCTGTATATGCTGATCCCGCCAGCCCGTTGCCAACAATTTCGCCAGATTTGTACTCCATGTATGCATCCTGAATCATATCCAGTACCTTTAAAGCTTTTTCTGCGGTAGAATACTCGCCTGCCGGATACAAATTATTAACATAAATCACAGCACCTTTTCCGTGCTCTCCAATATTGATGCATTGCGTGAAATTAAACAGTGTTTTATTATCCTGACTTCTGATTAGCATTTTGCGTCCTCCTTATTTCGCGTGACTGGTAATCCTAACTCTTTTTGCTTCTCTGCAATTCTTAGCGGAATGTATAATTTATGGTATTCTCTTCTGCAAATATCACAGTTTCCATAGCTATGCCCCCAACACCAATTACAAAATTTATTGAACTGTTCTTTCAATGCTTCTGAAGATGATGTATTTGCGTATCCTTCCCGCATTACTTCCGACATAAAGCTCATTTTCATTCTCACTTTCTCATATAATTCAGAATATTTTTCCCATGTTTCTGGCAGTTTGATACAATCTGGCTCATAAGGTTTTGGATATACCGTATATCCGCACTTCGGGCATTTGATTTCCGGCGGATAGTATTCAACCCATTCCATGTTTCCACCACATTTTCTGCAACGAATGTATCTCTCTACTTTCTTTGGTTTCGTTTTGAAGAATGAAGTGTAATTATTTTTTTTCATTTCTATCCTCACTTCCCCTATGTAAGTAACTGACACGCTATCAATTTAGATTTACGTTCATTTTTCTTGCTATAGTTTCTATAACTGTCACTGTTACTCCGTTTCCTGCCTGTTTGTATAACTGGCTATCAGAATTTACGAATTGTGCTTTTTCAAAATAATCATCAGACCAACCTTGCAGCCTAAAGCATTCACGCGGTGTCAGCTTTCGTATTGCTATATAACACTGATATTTTTCATACCAGACCGCATATACAATTAACTCATCGGAAACTTTCACAAATATGCCTTGATTACAGTTTGTATCTAGCGTATTGGCAACTTCTTTTCCGACTCTTCCACGTCTGGTTTTACTTCTTGGGACTGATAAATTCACTGTATCAATACCGACTCTGCACTCCGAATATCCCTGTTTAGTTGCTTCTGCTACTTTTACCGAAAGCAGATTATCTTTCTGAACTGTAGACAATGTATTTGTAATTCCATCTTCTCTGATTTCATTAGCAAGAAATTCATGTCTGGAAATATCAAGTTTTCCACTTTCGTAATCTTTACGGATTTCTTTTCCATATTCCGTGCGAACGTTACGCAATACTCCGAGCGGATCAATTGCGACCCCATGTCTATCCTGAGATGTTAATGTGAACATTGGTTCACCATTTTCTTTGAATCTTCTTCCATTCTGACGTTTTTCTATACGATCTGGTGTCAATACTGGGATTACAATCTTATTTCCCTCTCCTTTATTTGTTGTTAAAGTAGGGCTTAAGCCAGTCGAATCGTACACATTTCCGTTCATTCCTTTTCCTGACGGATTCACATTGCATACTACTCCGACGCTTCTAGGCTCTTTATAATCTCTGCTTGTTAGTGTCGGGCATACATTTTCGTATACTCTAGTTTTTTTATCTTGACCAATATGACTTGTGTCAAATATTATAGATACTTTGGGTTCTGTGTTTCCTCCCGGCTTCGTACTAATTGTTGGTGCTAATCCATCGTCACTATAAACTCTATCTCGCTGTGAATTTCTGCCATTAAGACAACCGAAAAGATTTAACGAAACACTATTTTTTCCGTCTGTTCCTTCGATAGGAAATATTTTTGTGGTACTTCTCCCTCTAAGATGTCCGATAATAAAACATCTTTCCCGGTTTTGTGGCACTCCGAAATCTTTGGAGTTGAGCACCTGCCATTCTGCATCATACCCTGCCCTATCCATTTCAATGAGCAGTCTGGCGAAATCCCATCCTCCATTAACACTAAGCAGATTTTTAACGTTCTCAATGAAAAGGTAAGTGGGTTTATCTTCTTCTTCGAGCTGTCCGACAAGGTACATAACTCTGAAAAACAGGCTTGAACGGTTTCCTTGAAATCCGGCTTGTTTTCCTGCGACTGAGATATCTTGGCATGGAAATCCGAAACACCAACAGTCTGCTTTGGGAATGTCTCCGGCATACACTCTTCGAATGTCATTTGCGTACCATTCTCCATTTCTGTATTCCTCCTTTAATATTTCCTTCTGTCTTTTCTTGATAGGAATATCTTCCAATGCCTTCCGCTGCTCGTCTGTCAGCAAGTGCATTGAGATGTAACTCGCAGTAGCAAATTTATCGAATTCGCAAAAACCAACGCATTCATGCCCCGCCAATTCCATTCCCCTGCGAAATCCTCCAATTCCTGCGAAAAAATCTATAAATTTCATTTTAAACTCCCATCTTCTTAACCAGATTCTTATTCATCTCGTCAAATCTTACATCTGTGTTCTCTTCAATGTCCTGCATCATGCTCAGAACGCTCATTTTGCCCTCATTTGCCATTTCAACGTACTTATTGGCAGTTCTTACCACATCAAGCAATCGCTTCGTGGAAAAGCCATATAAGCGTCTCAGAGCCATCATCGTTGTAACAGTGTTAATCGTATTGCTCCAATCTTCACCAACGGTAAAACCATCTTCATAGGCTTTCTTTTCCATTTCCTTAAGCTCTTTCTGGCAGTTCTGGATAGACTGCGCAAACGCATTAGCCTGCTGATTCGTATACGGAATGAATGCTTTCTTTTTCTGCTTGATTTTCAGCTTTCCCATCCGGCTGCCCTCCTTATTTTGCCTGCCAGAGCATCAAATTCCATCAGCATCCTCATATCGTTTTTATTTGATTTGCAGATTGTGTCCCGCCCATCGTACACAATCGCATATCTTTCATCGAGCAGACAGGCTGAATAAACTGCCCTTGATACCTGGCTCTTTGTTTTTCCTGTCAACTCTGAAATCTGATCAATGGTCATTTCCCCAACATATTTCATCCCATCGTATACATCATACAGTTTCATGTTTCTTCACTCCTACTAAATCATATGTCCTGTGTGAACCAGTTCCGTGAAATACGATCAATCCATCGTCCTCAAACTGCCTCAGATGCCTTTGAACGGCTGTCATGCTAATTTCCAGTTCATCAGATATAATTCTTGTCGGCGGTGTGCCTTTATGCGATTTTGAGTATTTTAAAATAAAATAATAAATATCCCGGCGGTTCTGCTTCCATTCCATATGTTTCCGATGTCTAAAATTATCCATTTTTACGATTCCTTTATAAAAAATCTTCTATGCTTATCTGACTGTTTTCCTCAAAAACAAGCATTTCTTCTTTTGCTCTCTTAAAGAAATTTCTATCAATTTCAAAGCCGAAAGCATTTCTTCCTATTTCATGTGCAGCTCTTAACGTTGTCCCACTTCCGCAACATGGGTCTATTACTACATCTCCGGGATCAGTAAACGTTTCAATCAATCTTTTTAAAAGTTTGACTGGCTTTTGTGCCGGATGAATTTTAGGAATATCTTTTCCATCTTTCTCCCAATCGAACCAGTTAAAAACCATGTGCCCTGTACCTCTGATTGTTTTTCCGTTTTCGTCAGTCTGAACGCCGTTTCTAAACTTAGGAAGCCTGTCTCTGTAAAACAATAATGCGTATTCCGTAGCTCCAACCACACGCATATTCGCCTTTAATACTTGAGGGCTGTAATTTTTTATGAAAACAAGCGGGATATAATGTACAAAACCATGTTTTTCAGCAGCTTTAATCAATGTTTGTGTTTGTTCAAACGAGCAAAACACAATCATACATGGAGAATTGCTACTTCTTCCTCTTGGCACAGGCGTTGTATCTTCTTTTTTTAACATTCTTGAACAAAAGTGAAAGTATTCATATAAGTTAAAATTAAAATCTGAATTAAATGCAGCTTTTCCCGCCAGTTTACTTTCACCATTTTTATTATCCCCCCCTACGTACCACATAGGGTTG